CTCGTTAAGGCGAGCACGCCAAATCGAGCTTAACCGACTCAATCTCGCGTGAACTTCGAGAACGCGTGACTGTGGCCAAGCAGTTGGGTTGTGGTGCAACCGCAGAATCTGTTGGGTTATGTACTGTGGTGTGCCGAACCCGCGGATGTGTGGGTGCCAGGGCGTGAAGCCGCGGCCTTGTCGCCACATGCCTCTTGGCAAGCCAGGACCCCAAACGAGAAACCGCTCCCAGGGGTTGGCGTTCTGAAGCTCTACTATAGTGTAGCGAGCCACAAGGTTTGTTAGATAATCACTAGAGGCACAGACCTTGAAGAAATCTTGTATCTTATATGCACCTCTGGGGCTCGCTTGGACAAGGTTGGTTATGTTGACTATATGTTGAGCTGCTGTCGGAGCGTCATTGCCGAAGTCAGCTATCACTGGCAGGCCATCCTTTGGAATGCAGCTGGGGCAGCTAATGTTCGTGTCGAAAGAGATACTCTGCCCTTTTGGGATGACTAAGAGCTTACTGCTGTCGAGGCCCGCTGCATAGGATTGGATGTGATGGTTAACGCGGAGGCCGCTCCATGCCGGCAAATCGTTTAGGGGCAAGGCGCACAAGTTGTGCGCTGCCACTATCGAGCCGGTGTGCTCTCTGAGAAACTTGAGGAGCTGTCTCGTTTTAAGAATGTTGAGACCGGTGTCATTACTAGCGCGATGTTTACGCAGATTATCGGCCCAATTTTCAATGATTGGGAACTTTGCGGGTGCCTGCGGCATGTCGATGACCTTCTTGGCTACGAGATGGGAGCACACTTCATCAGCGTGCACTCTGAAAGTTGCGTGGCCATTCTGTAGGACTATCGGGCTATTTTTAACGCCTATGATAGCCTCGTGCGTCTGGATCTGGTCAACTGTCGGAAATGGCGGGAGGGGGCAGTTGAGACCGAAGGCAGCTATGTGGCAATGATGATAACAGTAGCCATCGTCATCTGGGTCAATGTCCAGCCAGACGTCACGGTTTGGTCCGTTCAAGATGGAAGCGGTGCCATGCTCTTTTATCAAAGCCGTGAAGTCGAGGGTAGGCTCGTCGACGCTATCGACCAATTGCAGGAGAAGGAAATGCCTGCGGGAAATGCCGGTCAGTGCGCGTATGTTGTCGTACCCGTATATGTTGTCAGAAGACTGCACAGCCGCGAAAGTGCTTGACAACGTACCTTTGAATCGTTGCCACAGGGTACTGCCACCGGTTTGAATCTCTCTCGTTAAATAACTAAGAGCCTTGGTGGCGTGCCACCTGCGGACCATGCAAGAAATGAGGAGAGCCATCGTCAGGATATTCTGAGCGGAGGGGGCGAGTTGGTAACCTCTTTGCACCACGTGGCCTGAAACGGTGATCTCGTAACATAGGGCGTTAAGGTATGAGTGGAAAGATTGGCGGTTGACATGCTTGTCATCGCGGGCGTCACCGAACGCGACGGCTTTGTTCCATATCGAGGTTGGAACCCAAACGGCTTTAAGCCCGCGTAACTTTTGGAGGAAAACTTCAGGAGGCATGTCTCCTTGGTAGAGTTGGTCACCCCAGCGTTTCACAAACGGAAGGGCAGCAGCAAGATCAATGACGCGAGTCATGCCCACACCGCCGGGAAGAAGGCGGGTGGATACAACATCGCGTCGAGTCACCCTAGTGACCTGGTAAACCTGCATGATGTCGTAACTGCGCACGACTTCGAAGATAAGGGAGAAATCACGCCCGTTGTAGACTGGTTTTGTGATCCAATCCACCAAATTGGAATAGCTGTGAGTGTAGCCATAAGATAGGTCGTTGAGGAACATGGTGGCGGTGTCGGCTTTATGGTCGAATTTGAACGAGATCTGCATGTCGACGTTTGTAAAATCAGCACCGAGTATGATCTTAGGCGGAACCATCATGGTGAATCTACCACTGGTGGCGCCGGTTGCAGCGAAAATAGCGTACAACTGCTCGTGATTAATATCGTGAACCATGTTGGCGAAGAGGGTGGTGCATGGTTCCTCCAAATGTTCTGCACCTAAGCCGCGGAGTAACGCCTGGGCGTTGTCACGTGCTGGTGCCTCTTTGTGTGAGGCTTGAATGAACCTGGCCTGGGTGCGGCCGTCAAACAGGCTGGACCAGCTGCAGTCCGGCAGGTTCTTTGGGCTGGGGCCTATCTCAATCACGTCCTTACGTTCTCGCCAGTGCGCGAACTCGGTCTGTTCGGCTAGCTGGGAAAGGGCGTGGGGGACCTTGTGGGTGTTGATGGGCAGCGGGTTGCGAATGGTTTCGTCGCTGCTATCAAGGTCCGGGCAATGGGAGGCGAGGTAAGATCGGTGATCAGATCCACCTCGCTCCATTATGTAGTAGCCGGTGCGTTTGGTAAACCAGCTAACAAATTGGTAGTCGACCTTAAAGTCGACGACTATGGGTTGGCCATAAAGATCGGCCAGAGTGTTGTCCACTGTGCGCTTGACATATGAACTGACGGTGTCATTTGCGCACACTGGGTAAGATTGGACCTCAAGGGGTCCGGCCGTTGCGGCCATGGTTGGTCGAAGCCAACCGTTGTTTCGAAGACAATCGTGTTAAGAATAATCGCCGAATGGGGCAAATGGCTTTGAGGATATACCTTAAAACCACTTGCGGATTTCCGAG